CAATAACTAAACGAAATAGATATGGCTTGCGCTCTAACAACTGGATATAAATTAGGATGCCGCGACAGCGTCGGCGGCATTACGGAGATTAGGCTTGCGCCATTCACGGCGGTCACAAGCATAGTCAGTAACGCGTCATCGCAGGTGACAGCGATAACTGGAAGCGTTGGCAGCGGCACAACAGGTGCAGGTGTCAGCGGGTTCTACAAGTACGAACTGCCAAAAGGTGTCGGCCAGTTCACTGAAACGATAAACGCATCAACGGAGAATGGCACGGTCTTTTACCAGCAGGAGGCTACGCTTGTCATCAACAAGCTGCAGCAGGCAGTGCGCAACGAGTTGAGGCTGGTGACTACTGCGCGCATGATGGCTATCGTAAAAGATAGAAATGGCAAGTATTGGCTACTTGGCAAGAACAACGGCATCGAAGTAAGTGCTGGAACGTCGCAGACAGGTACGGCGATGGGTGACAGAAGCGGCTATGAGTTGACGCTTACTGGCATGGAAGAAGAGCCATGCGTTGAGGTTACGGCTGCCGCGGCAAACGCTGTCACCTCATCGACGCAAACGCTCGAAGGATAGCTATATTAGCATCAGTTTTGGTTGGTTGTTGAACCCTGCGTATGGTGGCGCAGGGTTCTTTTTTTTGCCCTAACTTTGCTAAATGCGTGTATGTATTGTCTACAATCAGCATCCGACAGGGTGCAGCTATTACCGCTTGGAGATGCCAAGCAGCCGCGTTCATGAGATGTTTGGCAGCGAGGCCGAGTTCGTGAGTATCGCCGACGTGCGAACTATGAGCGACGAAGAGCTGCGGACGATTGACCTGTTCTTGTATAACCGCACTTGGATTGCAGGGCCTATTGAGGCCGTCAAGCCTGTCGCCGACATCCTACGCCAATACGGCGCGAAGATTATTTTGGACATGGACGACTATTGGCATTTAGGGACAGGGCATAGCTTCTACAAGCACTATCACGACACCAACATGTCTGCCGTTGTCGCCGAACACGTCAAACTTGCGGATGCGGTCATCACGACAACGACGTACCTCCGCGATGAGATTATGAAGCTGAATAAGAACGTCACGATCTGCGAGAACGTACCGCACCTACTTTACGACCAGTTCAAGCCGCAACCGACTACGAGCGAGCGACTGCGCTTCGGTTACTTCGGCGCGGCGCAACATACCGAGGATGTCGCGTTGCTGGAGCTGCCATTGTCGCGCCTCTGCGATGACCTTTCACTGGAAGGTCGCTACATGCTGTATTTAGCCGGGTGGAATGAGGGAAACCCTATCTATCAACAATATGAGCAGGTGTTCAGCAACAAGGGCAAGAACAACAACTACGGACGCATACAGGCGGCGGATATTTACAGCTACGTTGGTGGCTACAATTTCGTTGACGTTGCCCTTGCGCCGTTGCGCGACAATAAGTTCAACAGGTTGAAGTCGGAGTTGAAGGTCACCGAGGCCGCGTGGATGAACAAGGCAATCATCGCCAGCAACGTCTGCATGTATGCCGACTGCATACAAGATGGCTGGGATGGCGTACTGGTGGACGAGAAGCAACCGAAGAAGTGGTATAAGTCGATGAAGGCAATGATCAACGAGCCAGCGATGGTTCGCGAGATGGCGGATAGGCTTACGGCCAAGATGCAGAAGCGACTGGACATTGACACGATCACGCGGCGGCGGTTCAATTTGTATAAAAACGTGGCAAGGGATATTTCAATAAAAGAACTTCATGCTATACCTCAAGGCGAGCCAAAGCAACACGATAGCGGTGACGTGGACGGAGCGGGCGAACAGTGCGACGGTCTACCGCTTGCGGCTGACGAACCTTGCAACGCTTGACGCTACGGACGTATTCATCAACGCCGTTGACAACCTAAGCAGCTACGAAAGCCGCTACGACAAATTCGCCTTCACGTTGGGCGCATTGGACAAAGGGCAGTATCGCTACGAGGTCACCGAGAACCCTGCCAGCTACGCTGCTGGCGACTTCGTGCAGGGCGGCTTGTACACATTTACCGACAGCGGTTATGCCTACATAACGGCGGAATCAGACCAATCTACGAATGCGCCTTGGGGGTGTAAGGGGACGTTCATTGGAGGCTTGTCTGGGCAGATAGGTCAAGGCATTGCCAATACCGCAGCAATCGTGGCAGGTTGCGCAACTGCTGGCATCGCTGCACGGCTTGCCAATGACTTGGTGCTGAACGGATTTAGCGATTGGTTCCTGCCATCAGTGGGCGAATTGAGCGAGATGCGAGTTAAGCTGCATAACGCAGGATTAGGCAATTTCGCAAATCACACCTATTGGACATCATTTGAATACGATGCTGATGAAGCCTACACTATTAACTTCAATAACGGAGTTACAGGCACTCACAGCAAAGACAATACCTCTAACCGTTACACCAGAGCCATGCGCCGCTTTCTTCTGCCAGCAACCGCGCCAAGGGTGATCGAAACAGGATTGGCGCAAATCGAAACGACAGAGCAGACATACAGCAAGACCACCAACACGATTGACTACGTTAGTTACAACTTATGAGCAGCAATAAATTCAACTTCAGCTTCATCCCGCAGGCGGACTATCGCTACCCTTTGATGTTACAGTCAAAGGTCAACGACCTGTACACGTTTGGGGAGATGAACGACTACCCATACTACCTTCTTGACATCTACAAGAAAAGCGCCAAGCACAACGCGATCATCAACGGCAAGTGCAACTACATCGCCGGCAAAGGATGGGCAGTCGATGCAGATAAGACTACCGTGGCGCAGCAGGCAAAGGCAGAAGCGTTCATGGCTGACGTGAACGAAGATGACGACCTGAACGACCTGACGCAGAAGTTTGTCTTAGACCTCGAGCTATTCAACGGCTTCGCATTGGCGGTGACGTGGAACAGGGGCGGCGGCATTGCCTTCCTCGAACACGTGCCGTTTGAAAAGGTGCGTGTGTCGCTGGATGATACGATGTTCCTGATTGCTGACTGGTACGATGAGCGTATGATCCGCCAGTACCCGAAGGGCGCGGAAGTTGAGCGGATGCCGAAGTTCGACACTAATAACCGCGTCGGCAAGCAGCTTTTTTATTACAGGCACTACGCAGCTGGTGTCAAGCACTACCCGCTGCCAAACTACCAAGGCGCACTGGCGTACATCGAGTGCGATGTTGAAATAGCGAAATTCCACATCAGCAACATTCGCAACCAGTTCTGGGGTGGGCAGATGATTAACTTTGCTGATGGCATCCCGACTGATGAAGAGAAGCAAGAGATTGAACGCCAGATGCGCAACAAATTCAGCGGGGCCAACAACGCAGGGCGCTTCGTGCTTACCTTCAGCACCGGAAAGGAAAACGCGCCGAGCATACAGTCGCTTACGCCAAGCGACCTTGACAAGCAGTTTGATTTGCTGAACAAACAAATACAGGAAGAAATCTTCGTTGCGCACAACGTCACCTCGCCGATGTTGTTCGGCATTAGAACCGAAGGGCAGCTCGGAGGGCGCAAGGAGTTAGCAGAGGCGTTTGAGTTGTTCAAGAACACCTACATCATGAATCGCGTTTTGATCGTCGAGCGCATGATAAACTACCTCACGTCATTCAACGGATATGAGTGTCTGTATTTGCAGCCTTTTGATCCAATCACCGAGCAGCTTTCGGAACAGGCGCTGATGCAGATTTTGACGCAGGACGAATTACGCGAAAAGGCAGGCTATGAGCCACTTGCAGAGGCGACTGGCACGCCAACACCTGATGCTGGAGAAACTGTCGTAGAGGCCACCGCTGGCGTTAATGAGGCTATTAAGACGCTTTCAGGCAGGCAGTATCAAAACCTGATGCGTATTGTGCGCCACTATTCGCAGGGAAAGGTCACGCTCGAACAGGCACGCACGATGCTGACCGCTGGCTTCGGCCTCAACGCCGAACAGGTTGACCAGCTACTGGGCGTAAAGGAGCAGGCGTTCAGCGATGAAGCTGATGAGCTGGAGTTCCTTGCGCAAGTTGGCCAGCAGTTCGGTGAGGCGCGTGACACCTTCGAGGTGCTGCAAGAACGCGAGCTTGATTTTAACGAATACGGCGAGGCGGAGTTCTTTATGCAGTTTGCCGTTTCCGATGAAGATAAGGCGCTGGATGACAAAATCGTAAAATATAGGCGCAAGCGCGAGGATGCCACTGTTGAAGAAATGGCCAAGGAGTTCGGGGTTAGCAAGGCGCGCATCCGCAAGCGCATCCAGTACCTCCTGCAAGTCAACAAGTATCCGTTGAAGCGCGGCATAGGTCAAGCGACCAAAGAGGAGAAAGTGCCTGAACCTATCGTCGAAGTGCGCTATCGCTACGACTGGAGGCCTGAATATCGTGGGTTGAGCAAGGCTGACGGCTATGATAAGAGCCGCAAGTTCTGCCAGGTAATGATGGACTTGAGCAGCGCACGCCTATACACACGCGACGACATCAACCAGCTGACGGCGTTGATGGGTTACAGCGTATGGGAGCGCAGAGGCGGATGGCTGACGCTGGAAGATGGCAGGCACCGGCCAAGCTGCCGCCATATGTGGGTGCAGCAGTTGGTAATAAAAAAAGGTACACAAGTTGAAAGAATTGTCGAATGAGCAAGGCACTATTCATAAGCGAGAACACGCTACTCGAAAACAGCGTAATAACCGAGAACATCAGCTACACGCAGATACGTCCCACCATCGTCAAGGTGCAAGAGATGCACATCCAGCCAGCGGTGGGATCGGCGCTTTACGCTGAACTCGTGACGCAGGTCATCGCGGGTACTTTATCGGCGAACAACACGACGCTGATGCAGACCTACATTCAACCAGCAATCATCCAGTGGATGTATTTTGAACTGCCGATGGTCTTGGCGTTCAAGTTTATGAACAAGGGGATGGACAGGCGCAACAGCACGGAGTCGACCAGCATGAGCGAGCGTGAGATGACGCGGCTGATGGACAAAAGCCGCGATGATGCGGAGTGGTACACCGAGCGAATCACGCGCTACCTTCAAGAGAATCACACGCTGTTTCCATTGTTTGACAACCCACCAACGGCTATCGACACGATTTACCCAGCGAACAGTGCGTACCAGACTGGAATGGTGTTGGGCAGACGTGGGCGGTATCGCGATCCGCTTGACTACCCTGAAAACCGACGCAACTACTTTTGATGGCGCACTCGAAAAATGTAAACAAACTAAAGAAATTCTATGAGCAGTTGGGTGACAATCAAAAACGACCTGATAGCCTTCGCACAGTCGCACCTGCAGATCAACGCGGTGGGGTTCGGCGATCCGCTGGCGATAGGCACGGACAACACGATAAACCTACGAACGGCAGACAGGGATAGGGTTATCTACCCGCTCTTGTTCGTCGATGCGCAGAGTGCGTCAATGCCTATCGGTGCAACCAATCTAAGCGTCAGCGTCCTTGTTATGGATCGCGTTGCAGACCTTCGCGGCGTGGATGCGACGATCAGTGGCAGCGTCGTCTACCGGTGGACTGACAACGAGGATGAGGTGTTAAGCGACACCCTGCGTATCATGCAGGACTTCGTCGCGGAGTTCACCGATGACCCTGACCGCGACTACACGATCACAGGCGCGGTGAGTGCTACGCGCTTCGTGGAGGCACGCGATGACAAGGTCGCAGGGTGGCAGGCTACGGTCGTGTTTGAGTTGCCATTCAGCCGCAACGTCTGCCAAATACCGACGCGTTAAAAACACGATTACAGAATTGCATAGAATCAGGCAAAACGATATTTACAACTAAAGAAAAATACAATGAATTTAGGACAACAAATGGATGCGCTGCTTGGGCGCGGAATGGCAGCCGAAGTGCTGGCAGTTGGCGCAGGCGCGGTTTCATCGGTGACAGGTCGCACCTATGACGTGTTGGTCGTCAATCAGGAGGCGAAGTTTACGACGCTCACGGATAGCAACGGAACGAATATGATGACTGCGGTGAGTGGTGGTGGCATCGGCTTATTTCCTTCTGGTCAGGCGTTCAGTCCGGGTATGATCATAGCCGCCAACAACGGACGTAGGATCGCCGCCGTGACGCTGAACGCAGGCAGTGTGATCGGATATTCGATGCAGGGCGTAACCATCGTAAGCGCGGTCTGATGGCTTTAGGCATTGGCTACGGCTTGCCGTTTGTCGCGCAACACGGCACGAATCCTTACAAGACGCAGTGGGCAGCAGCGCTTGAAGGCGCGAAGGGCGCAGGTGCTACTGTTGAAGATGAAAACGCTGGGACAGGCAGCTGCTTGGTGGCACGCGGTCAAGAGGCTTACACTGACGGTCTGCCTGCAACGCCATCGCTGCTGATCGTTCCGCAATTCTACAAGGCTGGCAACCTATACCAAGACGTGCCTCCATTTGTGGCGGAGGACAGCACGATGCGGTTCGCCGTCAGCCGCAACACAACGGCGACGCGCGTGAATAGCAGCGGGTTGATTGAGAGCGTAGCCAGCGGAGTGCCGCGCATCGATTGGCTAGGGCAGTCGTGCCCTGGGTTGTTGGTCGAGCCGAGTGCGAGCAACGGCATCTTGAACTCTACCGACACGACAACAAATTGGACGTGTTGGTCAGGATTTACAAGCGGTGTCATTGATGTACTTGGTGTAAGTGGCGTTAATCTTCAGGTAAACACTTCAGGAAGTAACATTGGCGCAGGTACTGGAAATGGTAATATTGCAAGAACAAACAATAATGTTGCGCTTGCGAGCGGTAGCACTTATACTCTTAGTTTTTTTATCAAGAAAACAGGAGCGCACACAATTGGAGGTTATTATGCGTCAATAACTGGTGCAGCGTCAGGCGACCTTGGCGGTGGATTTAATGTAAGCGGTTCGTTTAGTAGCGGCTCAATTTACAACACAGCAGGCACAACAAACCGCATTCGAAGGGTTGAGCAATGGGGAACGGATGTTTACCGATGCTCGGAAACCTTTACGATGACGGCAAGCGGCACACTTACTACATTTAGATTGGCACCTGTTTCGGGGGTAACTTTAGCCTCACTAGCGGCAGTCGGCACTGAACTCGGCTTCGCTGCTCCGCAGATTGAACTCAGTTCAGTTCCCACGACATTCATCCCAACGACAACAGCAGCAGTAAGCCGTGCCGCTGATACCATCAGCGCATCGGGGGCGCTGGTCAGCGGGTTGATTGGGCAGACGGAGGGGACGATTTATGCGGAGGTGGATGTGAGAGCGTTTGCGTCAAGTGCGGCAAGACGCATTGTCAATATGCGTGTCGATGGTAACAACCTTTTGTCACTTGAAATAAATTCAGCAGGGACAAGTATTGAATTTGTTGCAACATCAGGTGGCGTAGCGGTTACAACTACCGCAAGTGGATTGACATCAGGTATACAAAAAATAGCGGTCGGATATAATTCTGCGGCAAGTGGAACGGCTTTGTATGTAAACGGCACTTTAAGAGATACAAAAACAATCGCAATACCATCATTAGCATCCGTTGTATTTGGACTTGGCGTGCGTGCAGACGGAGGTGCAGGTACTCAACTTAACGACCGCCTCCGCGCCGCCGCTATTTACACGACAAGGCTATCGAATGACCAACTCGCCAATATAACCCGACTAACGTAATGGCTACATTCCGCAAATACGCTTTCCCAACCCAAGCCGAATTCGAGGCTTTCTATCAACTATCCCAACCCGACGCGACCTGCGTTGAACTGGGTGAAATTGACAACACCTACTGCGTGGACTTGCTGTGGGATGACCAACCCGCACCTGATTGGGAGCAGTTTGAAACGTGGCCGCCTCCTGTGGGCGTACACACCTTCCTTGGCTGGGATGACCAGTACGGCAAAGACTACACCGAGCGCGACGACGTATCTAACACACTAAACGAAGATTAACAATGATCGACTTCCTCAAATCAATCGGCATCAACCTCGGCCTGACCATCGCTGGCTTCTTCGGCGCACTACTGCTCGCGCCAAAGATGAAGAACTGGAAAATGCAGCTGATCGCCGTCCTTTCAGGCACGTTATCCGCAACCTACATCGCGCCTGTGATCATCGGCATCCTGAACATTAAAGCGCCGAACATCGAGTACGGCCTCGCCTTCATCGTCGGCTTTTCAGGCGTCAAGATCACGGAGGTGCTGGAAGTGCGCATCATGAAGCTGCTGAAGTCAACACCAAACCAATAGTATGAATATAACCCGACACGCAGCGAATGTTCACACCTTCGACTGCGAAGGGAGGGAGGCGGAGTTTCTGCTCATCAGCGACCTGCATTGGGACAATCCACACTGCGATCGTGATCTACTAAAAAGCCACCTCGACGAAGCTGTGCGCCGCAACGCCAAAGTCATCATGAACGGCGACACCTTCTGCCTTATGCAAGGCAGAGGCGATCCACGCAGAGGCAAGGATGAGATACGACCTGAACACAACAAGGGCAACTACCTGCAAGCCGTCGTGAACGACGCTGTCAAATGGTTCAAGCCATACGCTAATCATATCGCGCTGATCGGCTACGGCAACCACGAGACAAGCGTGATCCGCCATGTCGAGTTCGACGCATTGCAGATGTTCGTCACGCTGCTAAACCACGATTGCAAGACTGACGTTCAGCTTGGCGGCTACGGCGGCGCAATCCTGTTCGGATTCACGCACAGTGCTAAAGTAAACCACCGGACACGCTTTGCGATGCACTACTACCACGGTTCAGGCGGAGGCGGCCCAGTGACCAAAGGCGTCATCCAAGACCAGCGAATCATGGCGATGGTCGAAGGCTACGACTGCACTTGGCAAGGGCACGTGCATGAGTTGTATCATCACGTCAACGTCATCACCTACCTCAACCGAAGCGACTATATAATCAAACAACGGCCTCTGCACCAAATTCGTACAGCGACATACAAGGAGGAGTATCAGGGAGGAGTTGGTGGCTTTCACGTTGAGAGAGGCAGACCGCCGAAGCCATTGGGTGGCTACTGGATGAAGCTGAAACTGATCCACCTGAACACCAAGAAGATAGACACCCGCGTCATTGATGCGACGTTTACGACGACAAGCACCCGATAGGGTGTAAAGTGGTAGGAGGTGCATTGATTCGTACCTGATGGGGTGCAAAATGAAGGCGAATGATATTTAATTTTGTGACCTAATCAGGCATTATGCGAAACATCAAATACCTCGTCGTCCACTGCACCGCGACACCGCACTCAACTACAATCGATTCGATCCAAAACTACTGGCGGACAAACCTGAAGTGGAAGTCACCCGGATACCATAAGGTCGTAAAGCCAAACGGAGAGGTCATCACGCTCGCACCCGATGACACCGTGTGCAACGGCGTGGCCGGCTACAATTCGGTGAGCCTCCACATCAGCTACATCGGCGGCGTTGACAGCCGAGGCAACCCAGTTGACAATCGCACGCAAGGCCAAAAAGACGCACTCTCACAGGCGCTGCATGAGTGGCGATCTAAGTACCCATCCGCCAAAATCCTCGGCCATCGTGACTTCCCAAAAGTAGCCAAAGCCTGCCCATCCTTCAATGCGACACAGGAGTACGCTCATATTTAGCCTACTGCTTTTTGGCTGCTGCCGGAAACCTGCGGAGGTGATCCGCACGAGCGCCGTCGTTCACACTGACCGGCAAGTCGTGACCGCTGGCAGCTTGACGGAGTTGACGCTTCCTGACCTGTGCGACAGTGCCGGGTTGATACGCCGCTTCACTTTGCGCGACAGTGCTAAAACAAGCGTTCTAAGCGTCGCAAATTCAGGCAGTGGCATTGTCATCCGTCTGCGCAGAGATACTGTCATAGAACGCTTAATAATGCGCGATACGACAATAGTAGAGCGCACCGTTGTAGTTCAGCCGAAGAAGCGCAAAAGCAGGTGGCCGATACTGCTTGTCGGGGCGATTTTGGGACTGCTCGCCAGCGTCGTTTTATTCGCTCGGTTGAGGTAAAAAATAAAATTTCAAAAAAGTTAAAAAATATTTTCAAAAAAGTATACAACATATATATTTATGTATGTATATTTGCATATACCAAAACGGAAAAAAACAACCTAAACCAAACACACCATGACACCACAACAACTTTACCAACTTGCGATAATCAAATCAGCAAAAAAGACTAACCGACCTAACCCAAGCAAAACTATCAAGGCAATGGAACCGGCTAAAGAAGTTTACCTTGAGCGATGGGAAGGCAGCGAATCAGTAAAGTATTGGTATTGGCTCGTAGATGCCAAAACCGAAGAACCAATCGATGGGTCAAGTAAAAGATACGTTGCTTTAGATATGGCAAATCGATGGGGATTAAAAATAATACGTAAAAAATAACCCTAACCCACCGAGGGGTGCGGCTCGCCAACGCACAATCTTTTAACCAACGTAAACCAAACCAACCATGAACCACGACATCATCACCCAAACGCCTGTCACGATGGACAACGGCAAAGTCATCAACGCACACATCCACAAGCTGCCGAGCGGCATGTACGCAATGCACGCCGACTATCCATTCCAGCCGAACACCAACTCGACGCGAATACGTCAAATTGTAGACGCACTTTTCCGCAGCCAACACCGCGACTGGTTTCGCTTCATCCGCTTCCAACGCTCATCAACACCTCTACCAATGCCAACCTTAAACCCAACCAAACCATGAACTT